AACGAGTTGCGTGATTGGGTGAGACGAAAAGGGTGTTGCTGGAAGCGCTAGATGTGCGCGGCGAGCTTCGCTTCGGCGTCGGTCATGTTCGGATTCAGCAGCTTGAATGCCTCCTCCAGATTCGCTTCCTGGCCGGCGTTGCTTTCCTGATTCGTGCCGTTCGCGGCGGCGCCCAGGTTCTTTGGACCGGGCTTCGCGGATCCGCCGAGGCTCTTCACGTAGTCCTGCTCTTCCTTGATCGCCGCGGCGATGCCGTCAGTCTTCGTCGCTTCGGCAAACTGCTTGCGAATGCGATCCTGCGAGACGGCCGGCAGCTTCGATTCCGTCAACTGCTTGGTGAGTTCGGCGGCGACGGTGGCCTTCTGGCCAGCCTTCTGCGCTTCCTCAAACTTGGTTTTCAGCTCCGTGTTCTCTTTGGTGAGCGTCGCGAGCTGGGTGTTGGCTTCCTGCAACTGGGTTTCGAGTGACTTCACGGTTGTCTCCTGGTTGTGGGCATGTTTTTCAATGAGCGAAACGATGTCGGGGCGGCGTTGGCGAAGGACCGCCTCCGTCACCAGGTCAACGTCTGTTTCACTGTCGTGCTTTGCCGATTCCATCGCCTCGATTTGGCCGCCCGCGCCAGCGTAGGTAACGAAATCCACCGAACGGGCCGCGATCAGCGATTCCACAACGTTCGTGGTCACACCCTCGCGTTCCTGCTCGCTCGCCTCTCCGATTGCTCGGATAGAGACGCCCATCTCGTGTAGCAAGCCTTGCTTGGCCATCTCAGAGAGCTTTGCCTTGAAGGGCGGATCGATCACAGCCGCGACCGCTTTGATGGTGCCGTCTGATTCTGGCCAAACCTTGGTGATCTGCGCGACGTAGTTGTTCACCGAACCCTCGGGACGCTCTTTCACTTCCTTGTCCGACTGGTGATCGACAAACATCTTCGCGTTCTCGAAAACTTTGTAATCACGTTTCAGCGTCTCCTGGGGATAGAAGCGTTGCTTCGATTTGTTGAGGCCGGGGCGGATCACGGTCATGGTCAGCTTGCCGGTAGCGGAGTCGTAGGCTGACTCTTCGAGCTGGGTGGCGTTGCAGGCGAGCACGCGATAGGATTCGGGGCAGTCGGTGGGTGCGCCCTCAATGGGGGTGTAGCTGGTCTCGACGGCAACCGGATCTCCGAGTTGAACGTCACCCTGATCGTCAAAGGAATAGTCGCACTGGTAGAGCGCCCCTTCCATCGAGTACACAACCGCGTCGGGGTAGAGGTCCATGCACCATGCTGTTTTCGGATAAGTGCAGTCGCACTCAGGGCAGCAGCTACAGCCGTACTGACTAGAGCAGGCGCATCCACAGCTTGAGCACATGCCGGCATCTTTCGGCCCGTCGTCGTCGCAGTCCATGTCTGTGCCGGATTTGATCTTGGCGTTGATCGCCTGTATCACCTTCGACTGGATCGCGGAATAACTCTGCGACTGCGGCAGCGCTTCCTGAAAGAACTCGCCATCAAGCACAAAGCTCTCTTCCGGCGTGTCCATCTTTTCCGATTTATAGAGCGCCTTCAGCGCGGAGAGCGCTTTATCTTTATTCGGCCCAGCGTACTTCTTGCCACGATAACCGCCGTGCAACGCGGCCCAGGCTGCGCCCATCAGGCGGTGATTCGGCTTGCCGCTGGCGTCGGTGACCGGGAGATGCCCTTTGCCGCCCAGGTAGCGAACGGCTTCATCGATGTGCTGCTCGGAAATGAATTGGAGTTTCACTGTGTTGACCTCTCCGAAGGACCTGATTGCGAGCTGCCGGTTCTGCACCATGCGTTTGGCTTGCGCGAAGACTTTCCTGAGCGCGTCTGGGGAGACGATGCCTTTCAGGTTGTGCATGTGTAAACTACCCACTTCCGCGGTGCCAGGGTGTGAACTAAATCAGGCGAATTCGCTCACGGTACCCATTCGGGCTAGTTATGACAAAACAGTTTTGTCCCACCCTGAAACGCCCGAATTGTGATAGGCGGTGTCAACCCACGAAAGGTTTCGTGGGTTTTTTTGACGAAACCTTTCGTCAGTTTTTTCTCAACGAGGGTATCACCGGCTCACCACCGAGCCAATCACGCACAGCGCGGCCACTACGATCCATTCGCGCCCAGCAAAAGCACGCTGCAACAAAATCACCACTGCGGCGCCCTCGCTCCCGCCAGCGCGCACACACAATTGGGATGAGCTGGCGGTGCATCGTCGCCAGAAGGGAAGTCTTCGTCGACCGGGATCGGCGAGGCGTCCGCGTTCTCTTCGCACTCTGGGCACGGGTTCGGGCCGAGAATCCACTGCTTGTACTCGACCTCGTTGCGCTGCAGCTTGCGCAGGAAGGCCGTCGACATCGCCATGTTCATTTCCGTGTTGGCGATGGTCTCAGCGCGCTGCCTGGTCATCGTCCAGGTCAAATCTTTCAGCAGCTTTGCTGTGCCGGTCACGCCGAGCTGCTCGTTGATTCCCTTGGCGACCGCATCCGCCACGGTCTGCAGGCTGGTGTTGTCGAGGCCAGTGATCAGCTCGTCGACGTGCGTCGAGGCCCACTGGGCGGCTTCGTCGGCGGTCATGCCGGGATCGTCCCCGATGTCACCGTCGGCCTCGGCTAGGACGCTGATTGCGTTAGCCTGCTTGATCGCAGCGGCCAAGTGATGCTGCAAAAGCGCTGAGAGAATCGGTCGACGGCTCCGGAGCAGGTTGTGCATCCGCATCTCAACCGCGTGACGCGCGTGCTCCACGTCGATCGCGCGCTCGGGATCCGCGAGCTCCTCAAACTTCATTTCGAGGATCCGCTCGCCGAGGGATTCGAAGTACATGCGCAGTTCTTTCTCGCATTTCTTTGCGACCGTCTTGCCGAGCAGGCCGAGCAGGCCGGGACGCTGGGCTTTCTCCAGGAAAGCGGCGAGAGTTTCGTTGACGGCGTTCATCTAGTAGGGTTTGCGAAATGCGGTGATGAGCAAAGACAGGCCGAACAAGAAAACGATCAGGCCAGCGATCCCAAAAAATGCTTCCAGGCCCGTCATCGATACGCCTCTTCCATCACGCGCGCCAGTCGATTCAATGCCCGCGTCTGCCGCGCCGACTCTGTCGAGCCGTAACCAAGATCGCCATTGTCCGGGATCCCGCTCGACTTCTGCGCCAGGCTGCCGGCTGGGCTCGTGGGATCCGTCTGGTTGAGATCTGGATCCTCGGGATCGTTGCCTGCAGCTCGCGCGTGTGCCAGCGCGATCTGGTGCGCCTTATTCTGCTGATCCTGCAGCGCCAGTTCGCCCTGTTTGTTCTCGATCTCTTCCATGACTTCGTCGATGTTGGCGACGTTCAGCGAGTTGAGCAGCGATCGCAGAACCGCTGGCACGCGGATCTCAGGGAAGAGCCCGCCAACCGACTGTACGAACTGGCCAATCTTGCGGAGGTCGTCGAGCAGGATCGGCGGAAGCGTGATGTCGATCGTGTCGGGCTCGTCCGGATCTTCGTCGATCGCGATCGAGAATAGATCTCGGTAGGCGCTTTGCCAGAGCGATTGATAGCTCTGAAACATCTTGAGCATTGGCAATTCCATCGCAGTCGCGGTCGCGAGGTTGCCGGTGCGCGGATCGCCGTAGTAATGCAGCATGATCCCAGTCCCGGCACAGACCATCAGCTTGATTTGGTCACCGTCCGACTGCGCATCCCCAGCTCCAGTTGCACGCGGCATCGGCGAAAGATCGAGCCCATCGTTCTGGATCCAGGTTCCACCAGGCGCAACTTGCGGATGACGTTCGACCTGGGTCATGCCCGCCTGCGCGTAAGTCGAGGTCAGCTTGTTCTGGATCGCGTTGACGATGCCCTGGCCGCCCTTCACTTTTAGCTTTGCAGCAAACTTGGCCAGCGACTGCTGGATGGCGACACGCGCTTCCATGAAGCGGCGATGTTCTTTCGACCAGTCGAGAACCGATGACAGCAGCCCGTTGCCGCGCTTCAGCAGCGTGTCGAAGGGCAGATGGTAAACGCGGCAATCGTCTTCGATGCCGTTCTTTGCGCTGCTGATCTTGCCCTTGCTGGATGGGTCAGGTTGATCCATGAGCATCGCATCGTCTTCATCGTCGTTGCGCCAGTCGCGGTAGTAGAGAACTTTGTCGTTCGCTGTAAGCCGGCGATAGCCGAGAACGTGCTCTTCGTCGTCGGGGTCGCAGATGATATCTGTGATCTGCAGGCAGTCGATGCGGCGAATGGTCTTCGGCTTTTTGCCTTCGGCGTCGAAGACTGCGAAGAACAGTTTGCCATCAACCAGTAGCTTCTTCGAGCTGCGCCGCTGGCCTTCGGTGCTCATGATCGTCGAGTTGCGGCGATTCTTAGCGAAGGCGTCGCAGGCGTCTTTCACTTTCTGGTCTTTCGAGTCCCATGAGCAGCCAGTCCCGAGCGCGTAGTCAGTCCACAGGCGTACAGCCTGCTTCATCAGCGGATCGCGCAGCCAGTAGAGCCGAGCCTTGGCGACCAGCGTGGTGCGCGTGCCGGCGTCGAGATCTGCGGCGGTCCATTGCCGGCCGGGAACAAGCCAGCCGCGATCGTCGAGCGCCAGTTCAATATCGGCGCGCGTGAAGGCTTCGCGGAGTTCCGGCAGGTTCTCGTGCAGGAAGCCAGCCATCTCCGAGGCCGAGAAGGTTCGCTCGGTAAAAGAGACGGCCGCTTTCGGGCGGAGGCGTTCGCGGAATGTGTCGAATAAGCTCATTTCAGAAACGCCAACGCCGCGATTACGCTGGCAGAGGCAAAGAGGGAGAACACAAGAGCGACCACTGCGATAGCGTGGGACTCAATGACAACCTTGCGCCGCTTCGGAGCTGCTTTCTTCTTTTTCACGCCGTTCCGCCGAACTGCCAGTTGAACGTCGCCTTCACATTCGTCCCGCCCGTCCAGGTCACGGTGACCAGGAACGCGGTGTAAGGCTTCGTGATGCTCGGACTGCGCAGGGAAGCACTGGTTGAGGTATTGGTGTCGAGCACAGTGTCAACCGTACCGCTGGCCATCTGCCCCTGAATCGTCACCGAAACGGTGCTGGGCGATCCCGAAAAGATTTCTTCGACCGTCAAATACATCCGGCCGCGCGGGTTGTGAATGATGAACGTGTCGCCGGAAGCGCGGGCAACGG